TGTTCAAGGCCAATGATCCGAAGTTCTGCATCATTAGCCGCTCTTTCCAGAGTCCTCACAGCAGTAGAAAGTTTTGCAATCTCAGCACCGAAGGCATCTATGTTTTGTAGAAGTAAGTTGTTACCAAATGTTTGGGGATGTCCTTTCTCTGCGTAGGCAGTATCTTCTACTTCCTCACACCTTTTAAGATATTCCTCCCTTGACATTCTATTTTTGTCAGTCATGAGTATTCCATGTAAATGTTTCCAGATATTGTGGTTCCCTCATTGCCTGAATTAACCATGTGCATGAGGAATGATGGGAATATAATTATACTCCCAGGCTCCAGATTCGGTTTATAGTCTAACGGAAACTGGGGCAAAGTGCAACCAAAATGGTTTTGAATGTTATGGATTGAAGGATTAAAAAATGCAGTCCTTGATGTGACATCAACGTATATCACATAACTCCATTGACTTTTGGGGTGTATGTGAGCATCCTGATAATCATGTTTCTTATATACATTCCTCCATATGTGACCGAACCTTGCGTTCTTTCCCATCAATTTTGCTGGGAAAAGATTTCTCTCCACCACACCAGATAAGTAACCCCAGACTGATTCTGGAATCTCTTCTTGCTTCTGTGATGAGAAAGTAGAAGGAACTCCAGAATCCCAAGTGGGCTCTAGAGGAGCAAGGGGAATACAATCAAATTTAGTTACATCAACCTGATCTTCAAAGATAGGTATTCCAAAAAGTTGTTTCATTTAGAAGGTAAAGGCACAGTTCTCATTGTTTTGTAGACAAGACTTGCTCTAAGTCCACGATACTTTTTATTTGGTGGAGATCCATGATGCCAGATATTACCCTTAAAGAATATTACCCTGCCTGGTCTTGGATCGTATCCAAACCAGTCTTCACCAAATCTTGCCATCAACTGACCACCCCATTCTGGTCTCCACTCTTTATTTACATAGTAACAAAAGCTAAGTCCATTATCACAAGTACAATCTTGATGTGGTGTAGTATTATGTATCCACTGTTGTCCATTTATCATTATCTCTCCCAACTCTACTTCAAAAGGAAGTGAGTTCATGACTGCACTGTAGATCATTCTAAAGGCACTGTCTTGTGCAATACTACTTTGATCTGGGGGAAAGATCTGTTGTTTCAATGCTGGTGTCTCTTCCCATGTAGGATCTGCACCAACATCTCTACCATCTTCGGCATATCCACTGGTATGTCCCCAGAACCAATTATATCCAGTCATCACCATATCATGTACATGATGAACAAACCAGCCTGGGAATAAATTATCTACAATATAAATCTCATCTTTTGTAAGGTCGTACTTAGACCAATCTAAAAATTCTTGTGAGGCATCAATGTAAATCATGGGTTAAACTCTTCTAAGTCACTTTGGGGTAGAGGTTCAAAAGGTTTTCTCAAACTCTTTCTAATGTCGTCATGTAGTCTTTCTACTGCTTTTGGTAGTCCTATTTGGCCAGGCAGTTCTTTATCTATAATAGGTCTTACATCAATAGTTTGTGGTGGTAATGGTTTGGGCGGATCTATTCTTTTATAAGTAAATCCTTCCCCCTTATGTAACTCTAAAGTCCTGACTGCATATTCTTCGTGACTACAATCACAATACTTTTGCCCTAGACCATCATATACAGTCCAAAACGGATAAAAGTGATCAGGAATCATAATTCATAACCTAAGTCTGCCCAGTTGAAATCTTCTATTGAACTTGCGTCTGTTTGTTGTTGTTTCTTTTTGGAATTGACATATCCTATTGCCTGTAAATAACCCCAAGCCCTAGTCTCATCTTCATTCCTCAGACTTCTCATAGCTTTCGCTCCATTTATATAGTGGTTTATTTTAGGTATGTTTATGTTTCTGAGTTCATTCAATTCTGCTTCTCTGGCAGCAATGGCAGCATCATAAGTTCCACAGTCGGCGGGAATACTTCCACTAGGAGGAACATTTAGGTATCCAATCGTAGTAGCACCAGCGTTAGTTCCACCAATACCAATCGTTATTCTTTGACCTTCTGTTGCATAGTAAACCTGTGCTGGACCTCTGTTGTTCCCATTATTATTAGTCACAGTATAGGTAGGCCAATTAAAAGTACCAACATAATATTCAGCTCTGTTGTTACCAACTTTTGGCTCTGGTTCTTGTCTAACTTCTCTCCACTGTGCAGTGATGTTGGGATCACCGTTGTTAATTAAATCTAATTTATGTCCTTTTCCTATGTTTACATTTTGAGCAATACCAATTTCGATTGGGTCGATTGGATTCTTCGTTGATTCAAATACAAGATCATCTGTGTTGCCTGGTCTTACAACTAGGAATGAACTGTTTATACCAGCTGTAGCTGGTGGTTGACTCAAGTGTGCAAAGTAATAATCAGATACAATACCGATATAGAATGAAGTTCCTATGTCTTTGTTGACTGTGATACTCACAGCATTACTCAATTCAAAAACATTAAGAACCGTTTCCACAGCAGATGTAATACCTGTGTTATCAACATAACTCTGAATACCTACAGCTGTTGTAATACCTGTAATAGTGGTTCCAGCTGCAACCATCCCTCCTCCACTTTTGTTTGGATCACCATATACAAAATCTCCTATACTAAAAGCAGTGAAGATACCGATCTTATTATCTGCATAAATTTTGTTATCACCAGATGTGCAGAATCCAGATAGAGGATAAGTCTGAGCAGGGTATGGTGTTATCCCAAACCCAACAGTTGCAGTTGCATTACCTGATGGGAACAAAGTTGGATTTATAAGAGCATCAGTAATAAGATCTCCTGTTCTTATGCCAGGGTTTCTACCTGTAGCAAACCCAGTAAGATAGTCGGCATCAGAATCAAATATAACAAGAGCAGCGCTGTCAATGTTAACGTCAGCATTACTAATAGTCTCAACAACATTTGCTCCGTAATCCATGTTCTTTGGATATTTGTAGTATTTTGCTCCATAATATCCTATCCATGTGTATGTGTCTGGATCTTTTTGAACTTCATATACTTGGACGTTAAAGCTTCCACTATTCTTTCTGTTGTAGGTTTGATTTTCTAATTGAACCCACCTCAATCCACTTCTACATCCATGATCAATTCTGTCAATGTATGCTCTCTGAACAGCAGTTATGGCATCATTGAGAGTATCAATCAGTGGAGGTAGTTTATTATCAAGTTTGTTAATTATTTCATCATACTCATCAATGAGTGCATCAGTCAATGCTAACTGTTCTGCACAAGATTCACTCTCCTTCTCTTGGAGATCGACTTGTTCTCTAAGTCTTTTTGCAATTTTCTTTGGATCAGCAGCCATTAGGTTTCTCTACCCTCATATTCTGTAACCAGTTTTGAAACATCTTTACGTTCAGCAAAAACTGTATAACTGCAACGTATATTGTGAGTTCTGGAACTGTGTGGGTTTACTATTACTTTTAATTTATCTCCCTTCAGAACAGTATAACACAAATTTTGATGAACCCCAATAGGAGTTAGATTTACTGTTATGGATTCATCATCTACGAGATCATTCCAATAGTATGGCAATTCAATCACGTTCTCACCTTTCAATACTCCTCTCAGATATACACCTATCTCTGGTCCTTCTAAACAAGAATACCTCAGTCTGTGTGGAAACTCTTTACTTGGGTGTGGTATATCAAAAAACTTAAATGGTGCAGAAACTGATGCAAAGGTGCCAAGTGAAGCAACGATTGTTGGGCAAGTTATAACCCCTGCAACTGTAAGCGTACCAGCAATATTTACGTTTCCATTCTTTTGTGTTATAGCATTACCAATACCTAGTGCATTTTTAATATCAACACCATTCTTAAGACTCAGTGCGTTCTTGATTGTAGTTCCAAGTTTTGTAGTAAGACCAGTAAATGTACTGACCGCAAACACATTTACAATACCATAGAACTGTGATATACCATGAACTTGCAAAGACAAAGGTGCTGGGAAACTCATGGGAGGTCCAATCATAACTGTTGCCATTGGAACACCAATGTTAGGAACTAATCCAAAGTAGCAGGGACCGTTAGATACCAAAGTGCCAGGAAGTACCTTTGGTATGCCTGGCAAAAATGATGTATCTAGTGCTCCGATGACAACCTTGTCACCGAACATTCCTATCGAAGCCGTTTGTGCCATTTATAAGAAATCCTTGAATCTGTCAAAGGCACTAATCAAAGCGCCAAGAAATCCACCTTGTAACTTATCAGTCTGTGTACCCACATCAACTGATGATCCACCAGAAACCTCAACGAAATTACCACCAAGAGAAAGATTCTTAGTGCCAAGAATATTCGTATTACTGGCATCTAAATTAAGAATAGGAGTCTTTCCTATGTAAATCTGTTCACTACCATTCATAGTGAGTTCTGCGGAGGCATCAAATCTTATGTTTCTACCCTTTAATATTATATCACCATCTTGAGCTTCTATCAAGATATTTCCGTATGCGGCACAAATAATTTTACTGGGTTCATTCTCCTTGCCCCGTATACCCACAGTTTCGTATGAACACCCATTTACCACTAACTTTTGAAGTCCACTCTTATACCAAGCGATACCTTGTTTTTCATCAGTAACTACAGAATAGTCTGTATATTCTCCTTGTAAATCACCATCAGTAATCTTGCAATTAGAAGTAACACGAAATCCAATCTCAGTAGAAAAATATTCATTTTCCGTTGTTGAAACAACGTTCGGTTCAGTTGCCATTAGTATCCGCCTCCGTACCCACCTGATCCGCCAGACCCGCCACCACCAGAAGGAGGACTACTAGGTGGAGGAGTGCTTGGAGGTGTAGTTCCTCCAGTTTGTTCTGGAGGCTGTGTATCTTGTTGCGTAGTTTGTTGTGGGGTGTTTGTATTAATAGATGGTGTAGAAATATCAGTAGTGTTGGCAGGGGCATCTGTCTGTTCTGTTGTAGTAGTTGTCTCAGTTGTACTTACAGTTGGAGTAGAAGTATCAGTTGTTTGACTTGGAGGTATGTAACTTATTTGTACTGGTTGTCCAAGACTCTCTTCTTTCGTATTATATATTGTAGCATGTGGTGAGGATACATGAGTTGGTCCTACCATCTTCCTACCTGTCTCTGGGTGAACATGGAAATCGCCATAGTAGGGATTACCATTAACCCAACCAACTTGGACTGTTCGTTGACTGTAGACACAATCAATTACCTTGACAAACAAGGTTCCACCTCTACCTGACTCATCAGTAGGTTCAATTCCACCACCAACGACACCTCCATCTCTGGCTGGTCTTTCTCCAATATCAGAAACAAAATCAGGACTGTATGACATAATTGGATACAATCTAGCACCAATTCCTGTTTTTGTATCTATCGAGACTTGCGGAATCTTCTTATGTTTGTCTTGACATCTAATGTTATTAATTCCAGCAATAGACCCAGCTGGAGTCACAATCAAATCAAAAGAACAATCTCCGACTCTACCTTTATCTCCAGAAGTATATCCAATTCCAGGCCTGTAAGGAATAAGATTAGTAACAATACCAACTGCCTCACTACCAATACCAGAAACACCTCTGGTTGTAAAGTTATAGGTGTCAGTTCTTGCCATACCAGCAAACTGATTATCATAGAGATCTAAGAATGAACCCTCAGACATGGAGATATAATACTCTGTATTAAATCTTAGGTCATTCTTTGGATCTACCTTGATGATTCTATCAGACAGGAATGATATTCTACTATCTGATACATTAATTCTTTCATGTACAACACCAGTTCCAGATTCCGTAATAGTAATATCACCATTTCCTTTGACGATTGCTTCATTGAATGTGATAGACAATGATGCGGAAGTCTGAACACCTACTGCATCATCAGCGGGTGTAGTAAATGTGATGAAAGGATTTTCATCATCAGTGTCCTCTGTGACAGGATATTTTGGAGGAACTACGTTAGTTGAGGG